GGCAGAGGACATGGCGACTCATGTAGAAAAGTTTGTTGACGGCAGGTTAGATAATCAAATGCTAGATACAAATTTTTTAATTCAAGATAATACTAATCATAAGTTAAATTTTGAAAAAAGTAGTGTACAATTAGATGCTTTTATGGTATAATAATATTATTATTTGTAGGAGAAATATATGTCAATAATGGATAAACTTAAGAAGAACAGTAAAGTTGATTACACATCAATACTTGCTGATTCTAAATTTTTTAATGATAAAGATATGGTACCAACAGACGTACCTATGATGAACGTGGCTTTGTCTGGATCAATGGACGGCGGATTAGCACCAGGGCTTACAGTGTTGGCAGGTCCATCTAAACACTTTAAAACTTCATTTGCTTTAATTATGGCAAGCGCTTATTTAAAAAAATACGATGATGCCGTATTATTATTTTATGATTCAGAGTTTGGCTCGCCGCAAGCTTACTTTGAAAACTTTGATATCGATACCTCTAGAGTATTACACACACCAATTACAAACGTGGAAGAACTTAAGTTTGATATTATTGCTCAGCTCGAAGGACTCGATAGAAACGATAAAGTAGTTATTGTTATAGATTCAGTCGGTAACCTTGCTTCTAAAAAAGAATTAGATGACGCGATAAATGAAAAATCAGTAGCAGATATGTCAAGAGCAAAGGCATTAAAAGGTTTGTTTAGAATGACCACACCATATTTAAATATGAAGAACATTCCACTTATTGCAGTTAACCATACGTATCAAGAAATTGGTTTATTTCCAAAAGCTGTAGTTTCTGGCGGTACCGGTATTTACTATAGTGCAGATAACATTTGGATTCTTGGTCGTCAACAAGACAAGGTTGGTACAGAAATTAAGGGTTATCACTTTGTGATTAACGTAGAAAAATCTAGGTATGTTAAAGAAAAGTCTAAGATACCTATATCTGTTAGTTGGGACGGTGGCGTACAACATTACTCTGGTTTACTTGACGCTGCTTTATCTGGTAACTATGTCTCTAAACCGAGTGTAGGCTGGTATTGTAGAGTAGATAAAACTACTGGAGAATTAGTAGATCCTAAAGTTAGAGAAAAAGATACTCTTAATAAAGACTTCTGGACACCAATAATAGAAGAAACTGATTTTAAACAGTATCTAACTAATAAGTATTCAATACTTAATAATGTTGATAGTTAATGAAAGAAGGTGTCGACTATCAAATTATTCCAGACCGATCGGATGAACAGGCTTGGAATGTTAGAATTCTTAAAGGACCATACACTGAAACAGTTATTAAGTACGGTGTCGTTAAGTTTAATGAGATACCAAAAAACATGTCTTTTAATTTTAGTATCGTATACACACCAGATACAGAACTAAAAGTAGAAGACTTAAATTTACAGGACTTCGCTGGCAGTATGCTTGAAAAGATCATGGCTCAAGGTATTGAAGAAGGAAGCGTTATAACAAAAGAGGTAGAAAATGCAAATTACAACTAGTCAAAGATTAATAATATTGATGGATGAAATATCCATTGCAAAAAGTAAACTAATGCCAGAGGATACTGGACATATTCATACTTCAATAAGCTACTTAGAAAGTAGAGTTGATGAAGTACAAAAACAAATAGATGAGGACTTAAGAAAAGTTGCCTATGCCTACTAATTTAGAACAAACCATATTACGAAATCTTCTTACAGATGAAGATTATATGCGCAAGGTTTTACCGTTTATTAAACCGGATTATTTTGCTGGCATATACAGAATACTATTTCGTGAAGCAGGTAAGTTTGTCGCTAAATATAATAAGTTACCAACGTCAGAATCATTTAAGATAGAACTTGATCAGTCAGAAAAATTAAGTGATGAGCAATACAACTTAGCCATGGATATAGTTCCTCAACTGTTTACTAATGAAAAAGTTGACAACAAATGGTTACTTGATACTACTGAAAAGTGGTGTCAAGACAGAGCAATATATAATGCTATCATGGAATCAATATCGATTATCGATGGTAAGCATGAACAGTTAACTAAGGGCGCTTTGCCAGATTTATTAAGTAAGGCGCTTGGAGTTGGCTTTGACTTAAAGGTTGGTCATGATTACACTGAAAACGTTGAAGAAAGATATGACTTCTATCATACAGAAGAAGACAGGCTGCCATTTGATTTAGAATACTTTAATACGATTACTAAAGGTGGTGTTCCACGTAAGACTCTTAATATTGCTCTTGCTGGTACCGGTGTCGGTAAGTCTCTTTTTATGTGTCATGTGGCTGCGGCATCTCTAGTACAAGGTCATAACGTATTATACATTACAATGGAAATGGCTGAAGAACGTATAGCAGAAAGAATAGATGCTAACTTATTAAACATACCAATAGATCAACTTGATAAACTATCAAAGGATATGTTTACTACTAAAGTAAATGATATCGCGCGTAAGACAACCGGTAAATTAATAATAAAAGAATATCCAACTGGCTCTGCACATTCTGGTCATTTTAGAGCTTTACTTAATGAACTTAAATTAAAGAGACAATTTGAACCAGACTTAATCTTTATCGATTATTTAAACATATGTGCAAGTTCAAGAATGAAAGGAATGGGCGGTGCAATTAATTCATACTCTTACATTAAAGCAATTGCTGAAGAATTACGTGGCCTTGCGGTCGAGTTCGAAGTACCGATCTTCTCTGCAACGCAAACGACTCGTTCAGGTTATTCTAACTCGGATGTTGGCCTTGAAGATACGAGTGAGTCTTTTGGATTACCCGCAACAGCGGATCTAATGTTTGCGTTAATATCTACCGAAGAATTAGATAAGCAAGGTCAATTTATGGTAAAACAATTAAAGAACAGGTATAATGATCCTACACAACATAAAAGGTTTGTTATAGGTGTTGACCGCAGTAAGATGCGTTTATATGATGTAGAAGAAAATCAACAAACTTTAACAGATGATACGCCAGTGTTTGATAAGACGCCAACTGGTCAGAGATTTAAGGACTTTAAATTATGAGATTATATTTTATTTTAGGAATACCAGTAGCAGTTTACTTGATTATTTTTGGACTAGGAATGTTTAAAAATGTAGAAGCAGGTGAATGGAATGATAAACCTGTGATGTGTGAAAACACAAGAGTGGCACTAAAAGCGATTCAAGCAAAAGGCGAGATACTTCTGATGACAGGCGTACAAAGCGCTAAAGTTAGAAATCCAGATGAACCAAACGGTTTGGCTGATAAACCAGTGCATTTAGCTTTACAGATATTCATTAATATGCAAACAAAAACGTTTACTATAGTAGAGTATCATCCGGCATATGATACTATCTGTGTTATCGCCTATGGCGATAACTTTAATTCAATAATTTTGGAGTCAATGTAGTGTTTTATGATATAGAAAAATTAAATGAGTTAGAAAAAGTAGTTAGTGACAACTTAAGTACGGCTGATTGCTTAAATAATAGTACTGATATTAAAGAGTTAAGACCTATTTGGATAAATTATAGAACCGATATGCCAAACTGTCTGATGGTAATAAGAGAATATAAAAGTTTATTAGAACAATTGAAAGTAAAAAATGATAGCAAAACTAATATCTTATAGTAAACCTTCTGAGTTTGAGAGATACGATGATGACGTAGATCCGCCAAGAGGTTGTGAAGATCTTGTAGCGTATTGCGCAAGAGTTTCTAATCCATCAGGACAAAATAGCAATGCAACGAATAAAAAACTTTTAAATTATCTTATTAAAAATAAGCACTGGTCTCCATTTGAAATGGCAAGTGCTTGTATTGAGATTAATACCACAAGAGATATTGCAAGACAAATATTAAGACATCGAAGTTTTAGTTTTCAAGAATTTAGTCAAAGATATGCTGATCCTCTTAAGGAATTAGATATTGCAGTCACACTTGAATGTAGATTACAAGATTCTAAGAATAGACAAAATAGTATTGAAATTATAGATAGTGACGAGAGAGCAGCACTATCACTCGAGTGGATGAAAGCACAGAGTGAAGTTATTATCGCTGCAAAGAAAGCTTATAAGTTTGCAATTGATAATGGTATCGCAAAAGAACTTGCACGTAAAGTTTTACCAGAAGGTTTAACTAAGTCAAGGTTATATATGAACGGAACTATACGTAGTTGGATTCACTTTATAGAATTACGTTCAAGTAATGGTACACAAAAAGAATGTATCGAAGTTGCTAAGGCGTGCGCTGAAGCTATATCAAAAATATTTCCAATGATAGGAGACATGCATGAATAAGTACACTCAAGACATGGCCGGAACTGGTGATCATGTAACATTACCAGAAGAGCCTAAAAAAATATATGAGTCACCAGATGGTGGTAAGACTGTATATGAAAGAAATTTTGGTGAGACTGAACGTAGATTAGTTGATGATGATCCGGAACCAGAACGATATTATGACTGGATATTATGGTCACTACGACAAAAAAAGAAAAAAGATGAAAAAAAGTTTAATTAACTGTGTACATTATCTTAAAACTATGGTATAATATATCTATTAAAATAAAAAAAGGAGCTTTGTTATGGGTATCTATGTTGGAAAATTTGATCATATTAATACCGAAAAAATTTGTAAGAATCGTAGTAAAGCATGGGTTGGAAGGTTTAATCCGTGTAACTCAAACGATATGCAAGAATATGAAATGGTAAAATCTATTGTAAGAAACGTAAACTCAAACACCAAAGATAAATTTAGAGTGGAAAGAAAAGGCAGAAAGCCAATCGAAGGATTTGTTTATGGTGGTAATCCTAAAGGCGGTATGAAGAATGCCACACTATGGGATGTGTATATTTGGAGAAGACACGATATAAGTAACATAAGTAAAAAACGAAACAGGATTCCATATCCAGATCCAACATGGTGTGAATACTCATGATTATTGTAGATTACAGCGGTATTGCTTTAGCAAGCATAATTATTAATAAAACTTTTGACGAACAACTAATTCGTCATATGATTCTCAACTCCCTTAGAATGTATCGTACAAGATACAAAGAAGAATATGGTGAATTAGTTCTTGCCGTCGATGCGTCAAACAACTGGCGCCGGAAAGCTTTTCCACAGTACAAAGCAAGTAGAAAGAAAACTCAGAAACAATCAGACTTTGATTGGAGTAGAGCTTTTACAATACTAAATGAAGTACGTGAAGAGATTGCAGAAAACTTTCCTTATACAGTTATACGCGTTGATGGTTGTGAAGCCGATGATATTATCGGCACATTAGTTACCAGACATCCAGATCAAAATAATGATTTTAATCCAGAAAAGATTATGATTGTATCTTCTGATAGAGACTTCTTACAACTACAAAAGTATAAGTATGTGAGACAGTTTTCTCCACTTCTTAAGAAAGAATTGATAGAAGAAAATCCTAGGTTGTATCTACAAACGCATATCATTAAAGGCGATAAAGGCGATGGTGTGCCAAATGTTTTATCTGATGATAATGTATTTGTAGAAGGCTTCAGACAAACTCCTATGTCTAAAAAGAAAATAGATAATATAATAGAAGATTTACAAAGTAGTTTTGGTCCTTCATTAAATGCGCCTTGGTATCGTAACTATTGTCGAAATAAAAAGTTAATTGATCTTACTGAAACACCACAAGAACTCAGAAGAGAAATTATAAATAACTTTATGGCTGACAAGCCAGATACGCGATGGGCAAGACGAGGCAAAGTCTTTCCTTACTTAGTAGATAAGCGTTGTAATGAATTGATTAAAAGTGTACAGGAGTTTATTTAATGAAACAATATGTTTTTGAAGTCCTAGAAGAAATGGCAAAGCAAAGAAGCCGTAATGATAAAGTTCGTGTTTTAAAAGAAAATGAAACATGGGCTTTAAAAGATATCATAAGAGGTTCAATGGATTCTACTATACAGTGGAACTTACCTGAAGGCGAACCACCATATACTGCAGCCGCAGCGCACAGTCATCCTACCAATCTAACAAAACAAAACGGCCAGTTTAAATATTTTGTTAAAGGTGGACCCGGTGACAAGATGCCGAAGTATAAGAAAGAGCAAATATTCATAGGTATACTTGAAGGTATACATCCTGAAGATGCCAAGCTTGTACTTAATATGATTAATAAAAAGAAGATCCCCGGAATTTCCAAACCAGTTGTAGAGGAGGCCTTTCCAAAACTATTACAAGACTAACTCTACAACCTTACGAAAGGTAAAGAGATGGTACTACAACAACTTGAAAAAGACTACGGACTAAAATTTAAAAAGAGAGGTAGAATTAATCGTATGGAAAAGATCGATAAAAAAAGAGATTTCATAAGAAAAAAAGTCAAGTTATTAAAGGTACTGGAGGATAAATTTCAAATCAATTAAAAGAATAACTGTTTACAAACTGTGAAAAACATGATACAATTATATTATTTAAAAGGTGAAATATGAATATTTTTATACTAGATAAAGATCCACATGTGGCTGCACGAATGCTTTGTGACAAACACGTTCCAAAGATGATTATTGAATCAGCTCAAATGCTAAGTACTGTACATCGTATGCTTGATGGCACACCAGAAAAACGTAGATCAAAGTCAGGTAAAACAATACAAACGTATTATTCCTTTGGTGATATACGAGATGAACTTTATTATCTTGCAGTACATAAGTATCATCCTTGCACTACGTGGACTGCCGCAAGTCTTGCAAACTATAACTGGCATTACGCACACTTTGTAGAAATGGCCAGAGAATTTAAGTTTCGTAGAAAT